AAATTTGTAGAATTATTTAGAGATTTTTTTAAAAAACAGTCTCTAAAATATATAAATTCTTTAAATAATTATGTAGAATTAAAAAAAATAGACGATGAAGAAAAAATTAAACAAGAAATAGAAAATTTACTTAAGCAAATATATCTTCTGTGATTAGTTGAATCTAGTAAAGAAATAGATTTTGATTTATTTCGTTACTGATATACTCCAGAAAGTATGATTATCAACAATGAAAAAGCTGTTAATTATGCTAAAAATAATTCTTGATTTTTTTCTTGAGTTAATGAAACTACAGCAAAAGAAATATGAGAAATAATTTCAGATTGAATCAGAAAAGGGGATAGTATACAAACTATTTCTATTGCTATTCAGTCAAAATTTACAAATTATAGTCTATACAGAGCTTCTCTTATAGCTCAAAATGAAGTTTCAAAAGCATATTCTTCAGCGGCTAGAGAACAACATGACTATTATACTGAAAAAATATGAATTATAGGTTGGAAAAGAGCTGTTACACAAAAAGACAGCAAAGTAAGACCTAGTCATAAAATAAATGAAAATGAATGATGGATTCCAAAAAATCAGCCTTATTCTTGAACTTGAGATATGCAAGCTCCTTATTGAATTTTCTGTAGATGTCATGATGAGTACTCGTTAGTTAATCCTGATACCTGATTATTATTTTGAGAAGATGAAGCAAGAGATAATTGGTGAGGATATACAGATGAACAAATAGATAATTTTAATTATTGGTTTGTTTCTGAGAAGCCTTTATCAATAAAACAAAGAGAAATTCAGGCTAAGAATTGATATACAAATGAAGAAATAAAAGTAGTTCAATCTTACACTTGAAATGCTTATAGATTTTTTACTGAATGATTTAAAAAATGATGAATAAAAAGTGAAGAAACTCCATTTTTTTCTTGAATAAAATTTTTGTTTTGATTTTTAAATAAAACACCAAATACTAGTTGAACTTTTTATAGATGACATAGATGTAAAAAAGAAGAATTTGAATTTTTAAAATCTCTAAAACCTTGAGACATATATGAAACAAAAACCTTTTTTTCAGCTTCTTTAGATAAAAAAACAACTAAAGACTTTTTTTCAGAAAAAAAAGTTAGATTTACAATAAAAACTAAAAAAGCTAAAAATATTATGGATTTTTCAATAACTCCAGCAGAAGAAGAATTTTTGTTTTTACCAAAAACTTTATTTAAAGTTGAAAAAGTTGAAGAAAAGAATAATATATTGGAAATTTTAGTTTCTGATCTAAATGAATAATGGAAAAATATTATGATTTAAAACTAACTCCTGAGGAGTTAGAAATACACAAAAAGGAAAAAGAAATATTTAATTCTGAAAAAAAATATGAAGATAGAGTAGAAAGGAAAGTTTCTAGATTATTTGGTATAAAATGGAATTATGATATTTTTGATTTTATAAGCTTAATGCCTGGTTATCCTATTCTTTGAGATTGGGCTGAATATTGAATGTCTATCAGAAAGGTTTACGCTTTTAGGTTTTATTTTGAATCTTTAGATGTTTATTTACAAATCCCAACAGAAGGAAAAGAAAAATTTCAGAAATTTTTAAATAGTTGAGATGTAGCTGATCTGCCTGTAGAATATATTTGAGAAAAAGATCCAAAACATAAGATGATAATTTATAGATTAAGAGGTACTTTAAAATAAAAATGTCCTTTTTTAGAACGAATAACATTTTATTATTAGAATGTTATTTTTTTATTTTAAAAGATGATTAAATTATTAAAAACAGATGAAAGACATAAGACTATTAGCTTTTGTGTTCTGACTCCAAATATAGCAGATAGAAATTGAGATATAATCTCTGAGGAAGAGATTATAAAAACAGCTCATGAATTCTGAGCAAATATGCAAAATAAATTTTTAAATATAGACCATAGAGATGATACTCATATAAAGAAAGAAGATTATGTTTTTGTGGAGAATTTTATAACTCCATGTGATATAATTATTTGAGATAATATAGTAAAGAAATGAAGTTGGTATGTTTGAATTAAGTTTTTGAATGAAGATTTGTATAATTCTGTATTAGCTTGAGATTTTATTTGAGTTTCTATGGAAGGTTATTTTTTAAAAAATTAAGTTATGAGAGAGATAAAAAATGTATTTGTTGACTGAATCAGTTTAGTTTCTAAAAATGAAGCTCCTGCAGTAGAGCAGGCAGAAAACAAATTTGCTTTATTTAAAAGCAAAGAAAATTTAAACAAAAAAGATTTAGAAGAAATTAAGAAAAATCTAGAGAAAAAAGATTTAGAAGAAATTAAGAAAAATCTAAAATGTCCTTTTCTAGAACAAAAACACTAGTACTATGCTAGTGTTTATTTTTTAATAAAAAAAATATGAAAGAACTTTTAAATAAGTTTTTTGGGTTATTTTCTGAAGGAATAAAAAATTTAGAAGAAAATGATACAAGCGAAGCTTTAAAAAAGCTAAAAGAAGCTTCTAATTTATCTGTTGAAGTAACTGAAAAGGCTGAAAATTTTGAATCTGAAAAATTACAGAAATTTTTTGATTCTGAAAAATGAAAAGAAGTTTTGGAAAAATATGCTGAGGTCTTTATTTCTGCTTTTGATGCTAAAGAATTAAGAGAAGAAATAAAAACAATGTCTGAAAATATTGAAAATCTAACAAAAGATTTTAAGGAAATAAAAAAAGAGAAAGAAGCTGATGATATAGTAATATCTGAAGCTTTAGAAAAAACTCTTGATAGATTAGAAACAATAGAAACTGGTTTAGTTTCAAAAATTGAGGAATAATTTTATTTTTTAAAAAATTAAAATGACTATAAAATTAAAAGATAGAGGTTTAACTCCAGCAAATAAAACAAAAGCTGAAGAGTTAAAAAAAGCAATGAAAACAGATAGTAATGGAGTTCCTGTTACTTTTCATTGGAAAAATGAAGAAGCAAAAGAATTTATTGACTTTATAGTTAATGAATCAGCTGGGCTTTTGGCTAAGTTCAGAAATATACAAATGACTTGACCAACAAAAGAAATTGCAAAAATTGTAGATGATTGAAAATTTCTAAAACCAGGAGGAAGTTATAAAAGAACTTATTGAAATTCTTGAGATAATGGTTATGAATTTAGTTTTGAATCAATAACTTTGAAGGCAGAGAAAGTTGAAGGTATGTTTTTTATCTCTGATGATGAGTTAGATGATAATATAGAGTGATCTAAATGGGAAACTCATGTAAAACAAATTGTTGCAAAAAAGATAGCAAACGAATTAGTAGAAGTTGCTATTTATTGAAGGAAACTAGACAGACCAAGTCCAGTAAATGGTATACTTAATGTATATGATTGAGTTAAATATCTTTGTGAAAAATATGGTAATGTAATTGATGCTGATTGAGCTGAAATTACAAGAAAAATAATTATAAAAGCAAAAAAAGTTCTTAAGACTAAATATAGAAAAGATGTAGAACTTTTTATGGATAGTGATATAAAAACAGATTTAGATGAATTATATAATGATCCAAATGGAAGAAGATGAGATGGAGAAATTATAAAAAATTCTGTCTCTTGAATGAATATAAATGAAGTTCCATTGATGAGTGCAGAGAATGCAGTTATAAATAAAGCAGTTACAACTAAAATTCAAGGTACTGTTTCTGTATGAGATAAAACAATAAATGTCACTTCAGATTTAACTTCTTCTTTATCTAATGGAGATTTTATAGTTGTAAAAGCTGGTAAAGCTGATGAAATGGTTTATACAGTAAATACTGTAACAGCAAATCAAATAACTATTAAAGAAAAAGTTGTTTACGAATTAAGTGTCAATGATACAATACACAAAGCTGAACTTAAATGAGCTGATGTTATTATTACTAATCCAAAAAATATAATAATCTGAACTCAAAGGGATATTATTGTGGAATTTGAAAGATTAGCTCCAGATTGATTTAAAATTTGGTATAAATTAAAACAAGATATAAAAATAGAAAATCCTGAATCTATCGTTTTAATTAAAAATCTAAAATCAAAAGATTTATAAAAAAAAGGTGGATAAAATCCACCTCTTATTTCTTAAAATAAATAAAAATATGTCAAAAACTATAAGAGTTATAAATAATAGAGATAGGTATTATAATTGAGCTTACAAAGGACAAGTTCTAGAGATAGATTCTGATATGTTAGATCATTATTTAGAAGTTTGATTTTCTTTAGTTGAAGAGCAAAAACAAGAAAAGAAAAATATTATTGATGATTCAAGAAGTATAAAAGAATTAAAAGATATTTTAGATCATAATTGAATAAATTATGATAAAAAAGCTGATAAAGCTGAATTGTTAGAACTTGTGAAAACTTTAGAAACTTCTAAAGATGAAGGAAAAGATGACTTATTAGAAATTAAAAAACAAATGATTGATGAAGCTATAATTTCAGCTGAAGATTTGGAAAAAATGAATAATGAAGAAATACTAGAATTAGCTAAAAATAATTGAATAATTTAATAAAAAATGTTATTAACAAGTATTGATAGCTTGAAAAAAAGGCTCTGAATTAGCTCTGATGAGTATAATACAGAGCTTTCTTCTATAATAGAGAGAGCTACAAAAATAATAGAAACTGAAATATGAGATATTTCAGAAAAAAATATAACAGAAAGAGTTGATAGTTTTTGAAATAATAAAAGA